AAGGATTTTATGAAGGCTCTCATTCTCATGGTAGAATTTGGTGCCGCAAAGAATCTAAATCATGATGATTATGATATGTCCATATATCTGAATGCCCTAGAAGAGATTAATACAATTCACCCACTGATTTCATATGAACAACAGAAAACTTACTTCAATAGTTTAAATTTATAAGATATAGATGACGGTTTGAAATGTTCATTAGTCTAAACTAAACCGAATATAATCTAATATACCGCTTATTATTTAATTTAATTGCACTACAATTAAATTAAAGAAGGGTAGAAAATATATTAACTATTGCTTCATCAAATGCGCGTTCTTTTGATATTTTATTATGAATGACATTGAGCAAATGTTTTTCCAAGACATTTTGTCAAGACAGGATATTTTGCATCAGTTACTTTCCCACCGCTTTGAATATATTTCTCTTGTAAACAAACGATGTTTGTCTCATTTACAATAGTACTATCTGTTACATCATTACAGAAACTATATGCATCTACATTTTTTTGTAAACAGAGATCCCGTGCAGCAGAGCTAATATTTGAATTTTCAGATGTAGTTGCATTATATAATGATTTAAATTGACCAAGTGCTGTTTGTATAGTAGTACTTTCATCCGTCAATACAGATAGAGGAGCCATTTGCTTTTGATATAATTTATAGGATGCTTCACCTTGAAGATTTGCGTCATATTTTGATGTTGCTTGTGATGAATAAAGACTTGCGATTAATGTTCCTTCTGGGGAACATCCAGCTGTTTTTGCTGCAAGAACAATACAATCTCTTGTAAGGGGGGTAGAACATGTGTCTAAGGAAGCAAGAGTTGCAAATGCTTCTTTTATATTTGCCGATTTCGACGACATAGGACACTTGCTATGATCTGTTATAAGAGAAGTTTTACATCCTGCGCTTGTATATTTTGCAACTCCATCTTTCATAGGGACAAATCTTCCACTAGGTGGACAATATCCACAAAGCCCTGGTGTCATTATATTATCAAAATATTTCATATCTTCACATCGTTTATATTTTCCACATAAGGGAACTTCTGTGGTTTCCTCTATTGTAGCAAAGCCTTCTGATGATTGACATCCATCTGAACCACATTGTATTTTAAATGTATTAGCATTTGGTGAATTTACAACACCGGGTGGATAATAATCAATAGCATCAGGTGGTATAGGTCCAACTGACGTTGTAAAGTTTCCAAATACACCTTGTCCTTGTGTTCCATCTCCTCGTGTAACCCATCCACATCCACTTTCATTAGCAGTGGTTCGTTTATTAATAGCTTTCACTTTATCAAGGCTAGTAAGTCGTTCACAGCGTTTTATAGAATTATCAATATGTGTTGTATCAAATTGTAGCATATTTAGAATACCTTTTCGTCGAGTTGCATTTTTTAATAAATCAGTCTGTAACATTTGCCCTTTTGGAATAGAAGCATAGTCAGATAGATTCATATAATAACCAGTTGTTGCTGCAACGAATGGGTTTGGTTGCATTCTATATATGTATGGCCTTTATAAGTTATCGGGTCGCAATAAACCTGTTGAATCAACATCGCGACATATAATTCGCATAGCAATGTGGGTTTGATGACTTAAATTAATAAGCGTACCGGATGTAACGGGAGTATTTGCCATAAATATAGATGGGCTTGTATAAGGATTTACACCTAGAAATTGTGAAACTGTATCAGCCGTTCCACCTGGAGAGGCTGCTGTTGCTGTTCCTGTAACAGTAGGATCTGTGAGTTTTCCACTTACAATGATAGCATTTGCATATCCAGATGAATTTGCTCCTTCTGTTAATACAGCATTTACACCAGACCCAGTAATTGTTCCTATTTCAGCAACAAGAAGACCCGTTGTATTTTGTATACCCCCTACAATATCATTAATTTGTTTTGCTAATGTTGAACCCGTAGCATAGGCTGTATTGGTAGGATTCGCTGGGTCTGTAGATTTTGTTAATATATCCCAGCTTATATTTTTAATAGCGATTCTATCTCCCTTTGATACAGTATATTGATTAAACCACGTAGATGTTTGAATCCAATAATATGCAGCTCCATTTGTTTCAATTGTTGCATCTCGCGCATATATTGTAGGACCATTTGTAGCACTATACCCAACGGATGCAGCATTCGGGGTAATACTTGTTACTTTTAGAAGAAAAGGACCTGCAGCTGTTTGCGAGTTATTTAACGTATATGAATTTACTCCTAATGCTGCAGTTACTGTTGCTGATACAAATGCTGTTCCTATTCCAGTAAGCGTGCTGGTTACAACTAAGGTGGGACCCGAGAGAACAGTCAATGTTGTTCCATTTGCTGTAGCAAGTATAAAGTTATTGGCAATACAATTTGTGGGTATTATAGTTGAAATACTCAATGTATCAGGGATACTGCTTAGAATGCTACCATCAGGTCGTTGGAATTGAAAACTAAGTTTTTGAAGTGTTGCTAAAGGCGTAGGTGTATATACTTTTTGGCATTTCAAAAATTTAGGTATCATCGCAAAAAAACCTCGTTGTGAAGCATTATTTGTATCATTTACCCAATTTGCATCATATTGTAAAAGGGCAAAGGATGTATTGATGCTTTGATTTGTTCCATAATTATTTGTCTCAAGCTCAGGTATACGTACTTGAATATAAGGAAAAGATAATACATTCATATTTAAGGAAGAATCGTAACCATTTTGATTTGCTTTCGTCATAAATACATCGAGTCCTTCTCCAGGGAGAATGGCCTTTACAAATTCAATACGCACAATGTTACGAAACTTATTTGCGACTGTAAGGTTTGGATAAAAATTAGCATTTGGATCTAAATTATCAAGTACTGTATTTGATAAAGAACCGGGAGTAATGATTCGTTGGGAAGGGAAAGCAGGAGGAGTTCCTCGATTTGTTATAGGAATACCTGCAGGGTCAAAATGGATAGTAAAATTATAACGTGAATCTTTTGTTACTGCACCTGTTGTAACCCAATCTCTATCAGCGCTGCTTATAAAGAGATTCATCTCCGATTCTTTATATGAAATTACGTCGGGTTGACGTGTAAGGATAGCTTGTGGTAAATTTGCCATGGTAGCTGGGGCTTCAAATGGGTCACGCGCTTTTCCTTGTGTCCTATCAATCCCTCCACCGTCACCAAGTATAATACTCCGCATATCAGGAGGGACAGGCATAACTGAATTAGCCCTAACAACAAGACGATTTCTTTCTCTTTCGGCAAAGGCTGATTCTGCTTCTTCTTGTGCTTTCTTTGAATTTGCTGAAAACATATCACCAGCATTTACAAAGGGATTTCCTGATTGTATGGGTACCATGGATGTTTGGTTGGATGGTTGACGTAAAATTTCTTGTTCTTGTTCTTGTTCCCTTTCCTTCTTCATACGCTCAAACATATCCAATGAAATAGTTCCTTCGTCTTGCATATCAATATGAAAATCTCTGGAAGGAAGTTTTGGTTGTTTTCCTTCTTGCCTCTGTGCCTGTAAAGCACTAAATGCAGAACTAACATCCATTCGTGTAACATCTTCGATGACTTCCATTTTTCCAACCATTGTTGTTTCGCCAGGTCCCTGTTCAATATCATTGACGACTGGTCTATCAGACCGTTCATTACGTTCCAAATATGACATGTAGTCAGATAGAACTAGACGAAATACTTCTTTATTCAAGAATTCAGTGGGTTTGTTTCCTTGAACTCTATATACTTCGCCTGTCCAATATGTAACTGTCTTTATAAGACGTGTGGCTTGTTTTTCATTTAAGTCTCCTCCATAACGACGAATTATATCTTTATATAAAACTCGTTGTAACATAGTTCCATTTTCACTTTGTAAAAAAGGATGGGTTGAAGACATTCTACAATGAGCAAAAGGAGAAAAGGGGGAAAAGGGACGAGTCTTATGTAGAAAACATCCATTTCCTGAGAGATAACATGAATGCGTCGGAGGGAGAACTACGACAAAATTTAAGATATGCTTCATTGGCAAGCATACGGTCAATAAAATACATACTAAACATACCACATTCTGTATTTGATCTTTGAAAATCTACACCATTCCATCCAAGCTTTATATTTGGCTCTTGTATAGTTAACCATTGCATAAATGTATGAATAGGCGGAGGGGGTTCCATTCCATATGAATCAAAATAATAACAAAAGTTTTTGGGGATATTAATAAATGCTGCTACCCAATGGCTTCCACCTTGGTCATGTTTATCTAAATTAAAAATAATACCAATATACCTTTTTCCTTCTAATTCTTTTTTATCAAGATTAAGTGTGCACATTTCATCAATAAGACACTTTGTTTTATCATTATATTTGTCGGGTGAAGCAAAATCAATGGGATATGGTCCTAAGAATAAGAAATCTTTATATTTTTCCTCATATTGTTTCATGACATCACGTATATTATTTGAATCTAGCCATGCATCAGGATCATCTTGCCATTCATCTGGTTGTTTTGGTCGAAGATATCTTTTTTGTAAATTGGTAATTTCTTCAGATGAGAAAGGAAGGGAGTGTAAAAAAGTATGTTGGTCTTCCGGAGAAACATGTAAGTGCTTTGCTATAGTATGAAAGGAACTATTTGTTAGACCTAGCTTTATAGCTGCTTTTTGTAGAATATCGGGTGGTAAACAAGAACCACGAACAGGATGAACATTTGGATGACATTGTCTTGGACCAGGATATGCCCACTGTTTATGACCACGTGTTAACTTGCGTTTACGACGCGTTTTCATGCTACTTAGTAGTAAGAAAGATGGCGCCCAACCCTTCTTCAAGAATGGTTAGTATAACAGGTATATTTTATGCCCCCACGATTTTAAATTTTATATTAGGAGTCGTTGTTTCTGTTATATATATGCCTAATTTTATGAAAGCACGTCAACCTATGTCAGCAGCTGTTGCACCTACACCACCTGTCTCAAAATCTACATAAGTATCAGATGAACGTAGTAGAATTAATAATGAATAATCCAGGAATAAGTTTAATAGTGCTAGGTATGATTCCTATTGTCATAACATCTATAGTTTTATCTTTTACAATGGATGCAGGGGCAGCTGTTATATTAAAGACACAATCGTTTACATCCGGATATTTTTGGGCATGGGTCTTATCTATTATATTTGTATATTTGGTAGGATTATTTATAACACTATCAAATACAGCTATAAATAAGTATGTATTTTTATATTTAATGGTATTGGTATCGTTTATGTTATCACATATTGCTATTTTTATAAATTTAAATCAAATTAATGTTTCTTAAGTATAGAGTAAATATGCAATGGGAATTACTTATTCCATTCCTTATTATTATAAGTTCCATGTTTACACTTAATATAGTGTATAATGGTTCAGCAGGCGAAATGCCTGTTATAACAAAATCATATAAATATATCGTTCTATATACAATCTTTATAACACTTATATGTAGTGGGTTATTTTTATTTTTTCCAACATTAGAAAACAATAAACTATTTTATATGTACCATCTTGTATTTATAGGATATCTACTTGCTAGTTATTCAATGTATGTAGCATCACAGACTGTATCGATTTCTCTCATATAGTCAGAGGAATGGCTTCTACCGGCGACATATTTGAAAAGATTACATTTGGCTTTGGAATAATTGGAATATGTTTTCCTCCAATTATTGCTTTAATAATGAACTCAAAATATGATGCTTCAAATTATAAAAATATATTTTATCCAGTCATTGTTGGGTTTATGTTATATATATTGTCGTGTATATATTATCAACCAAATGATGATAAACTCCAATCAGTTCTTATAGTAATGGCTTGTGGTGCTATACTCTTTTCTTTATGTACATCAACCCTTATAAGTTTACGAATGAGATTTGCTGCATAGGCTGCATAGGCTGCATAGGCAGCATAGGCTGCATAGGCTAAGCCATTTTTATAATACCCGTTATTCTATGTTGAATACGACACTTTCCGCTCCATCGTAAATCACTTGGACTATTATGAAGAAAAGATATGCCATGTATTTTAATAGCAATACGAATTCGTGTTCCCGGTTTAACATTAGATATTTGAATATTTTTTTCCCATGTGCCATCGGCATAATAAGGTATACCATTTATTGAATTTACAATTGGACAATGTACATTCAATTTATTCTGTTTAAAAATAGGTATAAATCCATTTGTAATTTCCTCTTTTGTATAGGATGTTTTAAACCAAGAAGCCTGGTGATATAAGATAGAATTCACAAGTGTTTCATGAAATGCTGTTAATTTAATACTCGCAAGACTTGATTCTCCCATATCAAGAATAAGTTTACACATCGATTGATTATACTCTACTACTGTAAGGGGTGGAAAAAGAATAGATAAACATGGTAAACGAAATTGAGGTCCAAAATATGAGAGAGGTGCCATTGGTTTTTGAATATAATCCCCTCTACGATGTTTTTGTGTCCATTTATGTCCTATATTAATATAGCCAAGTTCTAATTTTTGTATGGGTATAGTCCATTCCATTCCTCATTACTAATATACATAATTGTTTAGCCCCTAGGAAACCCTCTAAAGGGTATCTAGGAAACCCTCTAAAGGGTATCTAGGAAACCCTCTAAAGGGTATCTAGGAAACCCTCTAAAGGGTATCTAGGAAACCCTCTAAAGGGTATCTAGGAAACCCTCTAAAGGGTATCTAGTAAATATATCTAATGAGTAATATCGTATCGACATGTTGGAGGGGTCCTCCTGGATGCGGAAAACGTATGTTAATTCAAAAACATTTACGTGAATGGGCTGAATCAATGGGACAATTGTATGTTTTGAAAACCCAACAATGGAATGCTCCTTTACAGGGTGGTGAGGGTGAAGAGGAAGAAGAAAAGGCATTACTTCCTATGGAAATATCTATTTTACATTGGGGATTTGATATTTCACGTATGTCTTTACAGGATAAACAATATTTACGTTCTATCTTAGAAAAATGGGGGAGAGGAAGCCAGGTTATTAGTCGAGGACATGCACAACGATGTATTGTATTTTATCATGCTCATTTGCTTAGTAGCGAGTCTATTATAATGCTCCAGGCCTTTTTAGAAGAAAATCATTATGATACCGTTGTATGGTTAACAAGTGAACACCCCCTTCCCCTTCGTATATGGGATTGGTGTCTTGATATTCCTATTTCAGCGAATGGACATGATATATCTTTAGACGATATTCAAGCAAAGGCTTCTGAACATTCAAATATTTCATGTGTCCCGACACTGGAATATGAAATACAATTCATATGTAAGAAATGGATGGAAACACAACCAACATTAAGTGATGTGAAAAAGATTCGTTCAATTGTATATGCGCTACTTCATAGAAATATTAGGTGGACAGATGGATTTCATCATTGGTTATTTGCTATAGATAAAATGAATATATCACATGATAAAAAAATGGCTGTATCAAAAGTATATATAAAACAACCATTCACTGGTTCTGGTCAAACAGTTCCTTCTTATCGTATACCTGTATTATGGGAGAATTATTTATGTTCTTTACGACAAGCACTTGCCCCTCCTCCCCCTCCCCCTCCTGCTCCTACCCCTCCTCTAAAAAAAGAACGAAGGTTAAATAAAGATGCCATTCATGTTTGATACAATTGTAGAAGAAATTGGTTTACGTTTAAATCAAGCCCCCCCATTTGTTTGGGTAAACGATGAGCCAACGGATAAGGATTTACAAGATTTACACGCCGAGGCGTTTAAATCAGACTTTGATATTCATAAATTAAAACGTAATATGATAGAAGAATATAAAAATGGAAAGGCAATACTTGTATGTAAATCGGGTCCATATGCAAAAATAGTTGCTCTTGTATATACTGATACAATTATACCATGGGATTCATTTAGCCTTATATTTAAGGCTGTAGATCGACCCAAAGAGCCATTTCGTATTTTTTGGTTTGCATCTAGAAAAAAGCGCATGTTTCCACAAAAGGGAATCGCACCTGATATGGGAGATATAAATGGAGGATATACATATCCATGTGATACTCAGAGTATTGTTATATATAGAGAAGAAGAAGTATGTCGTGTTCTTATTCATGAAATCTTACATGCTACATGTACAGATATAGAAGGAGATATTGTTGATTTAGAATCTTATACAGAGGCGTGGGCTGAACTATTTTGGGTGGCTATTCTTTCAAAAGGTAATAAGAAAAAAGCATCACGTTTATGGAAAGAACAAGCACAGTGGATTTCTAATAAAGAATATTCTCTTCGAATGAATCATCGAGTAAATAGTAAAGATGACTATGTATGGAGATATACAATTGGTCGTAGAAAAGTATTATATGAACTGGGAATTCTTTTGCCCGAACCTAATACAATTTTAAATGAGTCCCTTAGTTTAACAGCACCAAATCTTGGATAAGGCTATAATGACTATTATTGATACATTTACGGCATTGCTTTTAATATTTATAATTAAATTAAATATTAAAATGTAGAATGGATACCGGTGCTGCGTTAGGTGGTACAGGCTTATTTATTTCTTTAGTTGGCATTATATATAGTGCTATTAATCATAAACATATTCGTTCAAATTGCTGCGGAAGAAATTTAGAATTTTCAATAGATATTGATTCTACAAAGGAACCCAAAGATAAGGCAGGCAAATCAGACAAATCAGATAAATCGGACAAATCAGACAAATCAGACAAATCAGACAAAATAAATAAGTCAAATAAAGAAAAAAGTACGGGAAATGAAAAATATACATCCGATGAAGAAAGGCCCACTTTTGTAAAGCCCTTTAAAGTTCATCCCATATCTATTGAAAATTGATTCTTATCTCTCTTTTAAAGAAGGTATATTCAATTTTGTCATGGGTGTAAGAGGTCTACTAACATACTGTAAAGGAATCATAAAACATGCAGATATGTCTACAAAAGGTTTTCGTATTGGTATAGATGTCTATAGTTTATTCTTCTTGTTTCGTGAAAAACGAGATGAATTTAAAACATACTTAGAAAATCTTTCTGAACTCCATACATTAGAATGTATTATTGATACACGTGCTCAAAAAGAAAAGGAGGAAGTTGTGAAAGAACGAAAAGAGCTTCGAAAAGAGGCATATGCAAACGTAAAAGAGATTCATACTTTTCAAGAATCAGATATATATCAAGGATTAGATGAACAACAAAGAAAAGTTCTTGATTCGCATGTGAGTATGAAAAAGAGAGATGCGTGGTGTGTATATAAAGAATATACAAAATGGTTTTGTAACCTCTTAGAAAGTCTTAATATCCCTTTTATACGCGCCGAAGAAGAAGCAGATACAGTCTTAGCAAAAGGGAACTATGATGTTGTAATCACATCTGATTCTGACTTACTTATATATGGTGTAAAACGTTTATGGATTCCTCGTGGTTCTTCTTGGGGTTTACAGCATAATGAGATTGAGTGTAAGGATTTTCTAGAGTTTATAAAATTAACAAGAGAACAAATATATCAATTAGCGTTTCTTGCAGGGTGTGATATACAACCTAGAAAGATATTTCCCATAGATGAAGCTGTAAATTTATTACGCTTTTATGGAAGTATCGATGTAATTCATAAGAAAATGAATAAAAAGTTAACAAAAGAAGATGTAGAATTATATACTACATTTCGTAAAGCATGGCTTACTCTTTAGTCAAAAAAATATTTTTTCTGACTAAAAAAATATTAGTAGTGAATGTAATTATGCAGAAGGAGTCTTCACGTAGTGAACATTGAGAAACTTCTGGAGGTTGAAATATGTGAGCTTGTCGGTGGTAGGCACCCTCAACAGAGCACGAAGCTTGGCATCAGGGTTGATGTCATGCTTGTTCTTCAAGTTGTTCTCCTTCACGTAGGTGGTCACGTACTTGGTGACGTTTGAGCGGCTCTCCAGTGAACCAACGGGGCGTTCCATGAAGGCACAGAGCTCGGGGGAAATCTTCACAGGGATTTGAAAGATTGACACGCGGGCAGGCTTGGAAGCATCTCCCTCGGCGACCTTCGAGCGACGACGACGCTTATCAGCAACCTTCTGAACCTTGCCAGACTTCTTCTCAAGCTTCTTTGACTCAGTCACCAGCTCAGAGACAACCTCCCTCAAAGCCATAAGGCGGGCAGTGAGAGACTTCACCTCTGCCTCAAGGCGAACCTCGGTAGGCTCGACAGTCTCAACTGTCTCGGTGACCACGGGGGTAACCACGGGGGCAACCACGGGGGTCTCAACCTTGGCCTTCTTGGCCTTGGGAACAGGGGTAGAGGTAACCACAGGGGTTGCAGGTACCTCTTCGGGCTTCACGGACTTCTTTGCGACCTTGGGAGTCTTGGGGGCAGTAGCGGCGTTCATTATACCAGTAGCGGAGACAGAAGAAGAAGACATTTTACGCGTGTATGCCTATTTGTAGGGACTTGTGAAAAATCAACTTTTAGTAAAAAATATGCCGGTAAATCTTACTGCAGATATGCGCGTTCGTTTTTATTTTGAAGTGTGACTGCCGGGGTATCGTATCCAGTATACTTGCGTTTATAATGTAAAGTTTATTATTTAATTTAATTCCTTTACAATTAAATTAAAAAATGAAAGGCAATCCTGTGAATGTATCAAACATATTAGTACTGCACCATTGGGGTAGTTTAATTAAGTTTGATACGTCATGCTAACTTTGAATATATATTCATATATCCCCGGTATTATCTTAAACAAGGGCAGAGTAGATGTCCCAACTAAAATGCATCAGTATACAATCAAAGAAAAATCCTTCTGAAAAATGTAATCTTCTTGCTACAAAGGGTGAATTTTGTTCAAGGCATGCAAAATCAAAATCAAAAATAAAATGGGTGGTTCCTCTTGTAACTTTGACACGTTCTGTAAAAATGGCAGGTATGAAAATACTACATTGGTTACAACGATATGTTCGTCCTCTTTTATATAAGCAGCATGGACCTGCTATATTCACACCTGAAATATGTGATAATCTTCATGACGTATATACACTTGAGCCAATCAATACTATACCTATGATGTATAGATTTAGTTATGTTGATTCTAATAAACATATATGGATGTTTGATATACGTTTTTTTACACAAGGACTTACGTATATAGGACATCTAAAAAACCCATTTACACAGGAAGCTATTGTTGGGCCTCCATTCGAACGATTTCAGAAATTAGTTGCTTCTCTTCGTAAATCAAACAAGCCAGTTTTATATATAGATGATAATACACTTACACCTGAGCAAATATGGAATCAGAAGGTACTAGACCTTTTTTTAAAGCTTTCTTCACATGGATATGCAGTAAATTTATCTTGGTTTGATTCTTTAACAATATCTGGACATTCTATCTTATATAAAAATCTATATGATAGGTGGGTAAATGGTACATTGACTGATGACGATAGAGAAAGGATTGTTCCTAAATATAAAGGAGTAAATTCAGCTTTATTTCGATGGCATCCGCTTTGTACTCAAGGTCATTCAGTAAAATGGTGGAGAAAACAGAATTTATATGTAATGAATGCATTTTTAACAAGGTCCCCTGATAAGGCCACACAGGGTATAGGAGCAATTTTTATATTGACAGCATTTGCTAATATATACCCATCGGTACGAGAATCGTTCCCATGGTTAATAGAATAGAAGGGTCTTACATTGAATTCATAATCGGCCCTCGTAAACTAGTCAATTTACTTGGAAGGTTATATGATGTTCGAATAGTTGCTTGTTTTCCTTGATTTGCAATAAGCTCTGATGGATTAGAAAATATTATGCCGGGACTTGCAAAGCCTGGTCCGCTTGTTCGTAAAAGTTGTGGAGTGCCTGGTGTAATTCCAATTGTAGATTGTTGACTTGTAACGATATTACTTAATGCACATGGGATAATTGTGCTTGTAACTGGAAAAAAACCATTCGTTATACCATATACATTACTATATGCTCCAAATTGAGCTGATTGAATAAGGGTATTTGTCATATCTACATTTCTTCTTCCACCAGCAATTGTAAGTACACCTGAATTTGTATTTGAAAGAATTCCATTAATTGATGCCGATGAATCTGTATTTTGAAAGGAATCAGACCTGGATGGACTTGTTTCGGTAACAAATGCTATAGGTAATCCACCTTGTGCTGCATTTAATTTATCTAAATATGTTGTATGTGTAACACTTGTAGCAATTGCCTGATTTTTGAATGTTACATCAGAAGCATCACGTCCTCCATTGGTTACTATGATTTTTTGACGATTCTTCTCTTGCTTTCGCATATATTCACCATAATTCATTCTGTTTCATCACTTCAAAAAAAAAAGAAATAGCCATGTATGGATGGTGTATACTGGATAGGTTGCGGGAGTTGGTAGAAAAAAAGTTGATTTTTTCCATCGCCCCTAGGAAAGGCATAAAGTTACAAATGTCTACCAATATTACTGCTGTTTCCAAGTTCGACTTGTCTAAGGTTTCTATTGGCGCACCTAAAGTATCAACAAATGGCACTGGTTCAAAGACTGCATATTTGAGTTATAATGTATCTGGTCAGAGTCTGACTCTCCAAACCCCTTCTCTTCCTACTCCCTTTGGCATGAATGTATATGATAAGCAAGGCCCTCCCAAGTATTCTCTCGATTTGGCTCTTCGTGGCTGGGGAGGTGAGAATCCCAAGGTAAAGGCATTCTATGATGTGATGACAAAGCTCGATGAGTATATGATTGACCATGCCACAAAGAATTCTAAGCTTTGGTTCAAGCAGGATATGAAGCGCGAGGTAGTGGAGGCTTTCTACACTCCTAGCGTGAAGTTTGGTCGTGATAAGGAGGGTAATCCCACCCCATATCCTCCAAATGTCAAGCTCCAGCTTAGAAAGAAGCGTGATTCAGATTTATTTGAGACTGCAATATATGACGAGTCTTCTGCCACGGACTCTAATGCTCGGCCTATTACGGGTGTTCCTATGGAGGACTTGCTGGTTAAGCGTGCTGATGTCACTTGCTTGATGCAGTGCACTGGTGTTTGGTTTGCGGGTGGCAAGTTTGGTCTTTCTTGGAAGGCACTTCAGATTCGCTTGGATAAGGTTCCTAGTGGTATTCGTGGATATGGATTCGTTCAGGACGATGATGAGGCTGAGGCTGAGGCTGAGGCTAGCGAGAGTGCTCCTGTCTCTTCTTTCCAAAACGTAGAGGATGATGATGAGGATGAGGAGGTTGTTTCTCCTCCTGTCCCTGCCAAGACCACAACCACTGTAAAGAAGGTTCTAAAGAAGGCTTTACCGAAGGTATAAGACCGAAGGCATAAGACCTTAGGTATAATACCGTAGGCTTAAATATATATATCATACATATTCCAGTGGTGCTGGGCCATATGGTTCTGTAGTCTAATGGTTAGGACCCCAGACTTTGAATCTGGTAATCCGAGTTCGATTCTCGGCAGGACCAAAAGAGATTGGTATGTTCTCTATAAACAACATCCTATCAAAGCGAGGATGTCCGAGTGGTTTCTGTTAACAGACACTGAAGGAGTCGGCCTTAAGTTGCAAAACAAAAAGAGATCCGATGTAGAAATACGCATGGGTTCAATCCCCATTCCTCGCACATATTTGGCTCATTAGCTCAGTAGTAGAGCGTTTCCTTTACACGGAAAAAGTCGTGGGGGCGGAACCCACATGAGTCACACTCACATGAGTATAGTCTAGTAGCTCAGTTGGTAGAGCGTGGTGCTTATACATTTATGTATACATATAGCAACGCCGAGGTCGTGGGTTCAAGCCCCACCTGGACTAAAAGTTCGGTGACACTTTAAAAGTCACCATTTCACCGATATGGTCTAATGGTTTAGGATACGGGGCTTTCAATCCCATGGTCCGGGTTCAATTCCCGGTATCGGTATGTGGAACAGTATGTCAAACCTCCCCGCGGTTGTTCTGGGAACATTCTTTCTGTCTAAAGAATGGCTAATTGACACCCATGCGCTAGTAATTTAGTGGTAGAATGTCAGACTTCCAATCTGTTAACCCGGATTCGATTTCCGGCTGGCGCATCTAAGGTCCAAAGACACCTAAAGTCTTTTACAGCCCTTCTAGCTCAAATGGTAGAGCATCTGCCTTGTATAAGTCTGCCAGCAGAAGGTATTGGGGTCGATACCCAAGGAGGGCATATTTTTTTATGATATAATAATATCTTAAAAAAATATAAATACACAACACCTACTAAATATATACTATTTCAGGCACATTCAAAATAGTATCATTATGGTCACCCAAATACCATATAGGTTGTATTAACTTCATTTCTTCTAAGAATGCCCAATAGTTCACTTCCCATGTTAGGCAATATGATACAAGAATAGTTTTCCAATTCTCTTTAGAAGCTTTATAAAAAGAAGTAAGGGAGTCTCTATCTCCTAGAAAGAATCCACCACAAAAACGCCAATGAATTTTATCAAAAAATACAGGTACTTTTTGCCAACATCCAGGCATCACTAAACATGTATCAACAAAGGTTGCCATTGCTAAGGTCTGTAAACGTGAATTTATATTGGGTGATAATACATGTTGTATTCCAAAATCAATCCAAGCATAATGAGTAGCGTCTGTGAACTGCATAGCCCGATAGATACATTCAAGTTTTGTATTCATAAGGATTAAATAATTCCTTGTATCTTTCACATGATTTCGTTCGGGAGGGAGTTTTAGATTAATTGATTCAATATCGGTATATGTTTCAAACTCATATAATTCAATATATTCTATACGAACATTTTCTAAGTCACCACATATCCTTTCATAGTGATCGCGATATGAAGAAGAGATAAATAATATAATAGGTATACCGCTCAATGCAACCATACGAAATTGTGATATATATATATCGGGGGAACGTAATCCTTCTCTTGATTCAAATAAATTCATAAATGCAGTAACAAACGTGAGAGGCATTTATAATATATATAGAATGATACTTTATATAGCATCATACGTTAATGGCATTAGCATTAATTTCTGAATCGTCGCCGAGTATACCGTTTTTTATTACGGCGTGAACGCTTTCCTCCACTAATAGAACACTTTTGTGATTGACCTGAATTACCTGCGGTAAGCTCTTCTTTTACATTGGCGTACTTATATTTACAAGCATGATTATATGCGGTTTTGCCATTCTTGTTCTTAAACTTAAGATTGGCATGATGACGGACAAGCATATTAACTATATCTGCATTTCCAATATTGGTCGCTAATATTAGGGGGGTTACACCATCGTCTGACGCATTCACATTTGCTCCTTTAATAATAAGTTGTGTAGATATGCCTATATTTCCTCTATAAATTGCTGCAAACAGGGGATTCTTAAGATTTGGATCAGCTCCATTATTTAATAGTAGAGAAACTATGCCCGCATGGCCATTTTCACTTGCTTTAACAAGAGGAGTATATTGACCCTTAACAAAATTAACATTGGCGTTCGTTTCTGTTAATAGATGTGTGACTGTACTTATGTCGCCATTTCCAGATGCTTCAAGTAATAATTCTGAATTACTAACTGAATTATTTTTAACCGAAGCAGTATTACCGGATACAGGTTTAAAATTTAAGTTAATATTAGATACGTTTACTGATCCATTGCTCATATCTATATATTCCTTAGTATTTTTTATTACAGTCATGCACCAAAGTTAATTACACCACACCAAATGGGCAGTACTAATATGTTTGATACATTCACATCACTGACATTCATTATTTAATTTAATTGCACAGCGATTAAATTAAATATTATATATAATTCTTCTAAAAATGTCTACCTGCGCCTCCAGAGCTAGGATTGGGTGGATAAAGTGCTACATTTGCGTCATATCCAAGTGTAGAAAAGAGGCTGGGATTTGCCCCTTGTTTGATTAGTTCATTGTTAAATGCGTTTGTAGCGATACCACCTTGAATTACTTCTGATAGAAGATTTGCCCCACTAACTACAGGGCTACGTATGGCTAAATTTGTAGACCCGGACGAATTCATCGTCTGCTTTTGCCAGGCTTGATAATAACTAAATTCAGCTATATTACGATTTCTTGTTGTTACAGACGATGCATCACGAACAGCAGTAGGCATTCTAATCTTAGAACTTTTGATTTTTTGTTAAAGCACATCTTGCAGGGGGGCCAGGTGGAGGAGGTGTGGGAAGAAATGTATAATCTGTAGGTTTTATACGCAAAGACAATGGGTCAGGTGGAGAACATATAGCACTAGATGCTTCTAAAGCAGCAATACGAGTGCCTTCTGTCACATAATTTTTACCCCTTACATCTTTTGCTGCTAATAAACTTTTAACATAGTCTTGTGTCAAACGACTTGTACTAACTACATTACACATACTGTTGACACGTATACTTTGAACTGGCGTAATACTTTGCCCAGGCGGTTGCATTACTTTACAAAAGGGAGTATCCGGGATAGTTGTTACATTTCCTTTATAACAATGTCCTTTCATTCTCCGAGCAAGACGTCCTCCTTCAGAATTTGCTGAGGCCCCATTTAAAACAGGCACCGGACAGGAAATACAGGCAGACATTTCTCTTAATCTCCTCTTGCTCTAGAAATGGAGGCAGGGACAATCTTCTTTATTGGATTATCTATTGTATTTTGCGTGATTATATTTGGATTAAATATTGTAAATGCATATTATACTCCTGTTTCTCTTCATAAGAAAGAGGGATTTACGTCAAAAGATACAATTCCTTCCCAAATAAGGGCTGTATTAGACCCTATGAATATAGAAGATATATGTAACATATATTCAGTGATTCGTGAATTTATGAAGAAAAATGAGATAGCATTATCTCATGTATCAGAATCAGAAGCAATCCTTCGTGTTGAAAAAGCATTAGCAATTAAAATACCGGGAGGTCCTCTTTCATGTCCTCTATTAAAATATCCAGTGGAAGGAGCGACGGTTGATGACTGGATTGCATTTTTACAGACAGTGCCAGTTGATTTTGGTTCAAGAGTTGTATTTATGATTTTATATGCAAAGAAGGAATTAAAGAGGCGAGTTGATAATATAAATGCAGCTCTCAAAGCAGAGCCTACAAAGACCGATGCTGAGTTTGATAAAATGGACCAAGCTATTGTTATGGCGGGTGGAAATATATATGAAAACTTTACAGGTTTGTTTCCTCCGACAGTTGCCGATACACGTAGTATGGAAAAGTCTTCCCGGGTATTGGATCGATTTAAAGATATAGCAACTAAAAGCCTGACAGATGAAATTATTGTGAAGAAGAAAAATGACCAAGCACTTGTAACGAAACTCTTAGATGCTATTATAAATACTCGAAATACTACATTAAGCGGGAAAGGAATCAGTCCAACGATTGATCTGGCTCCATATCTTGCTTCCGCCAAGGAATCTATTAATATAATTGCTGAGAAACAACAAAAGATAAATGATGGTTCTATAGTTCATGATGTAAATATTGGTTCAGCGATGTAATTTTCTTGTTTTATGTGTATTGTGTGATTGTCCTTGTCCTTGTCCATGCCCTTGTCCTTGCCCATGTCTTTGCGTTTTTCCTTTTTCCTTCTCTTTTTCTGTCCTTATAGCTCGTTCTTTCAAGAGGGTTGCTATTCCCTGTTGATGACCTGAACATTGTAATGCAAATGCTGGAACATAGGCGGTTGGTTTATTTCTAGCTTTTTGTTCAACATCATGTAACTTCCCTATAAGGCAGTAAATAGGAGTTTGAAAAAATACCTTTTCCTTTGTTCCATATATATGTATAGAATAGTAAATTTGTAACATTAAATCATGTGTTGCTGTTCGAATGCTCTGGTTATTTGATAAATGTAGATTACTATAAGAATGACATGCTTCTTCTTGAAATAAAAGGGCAATTGCTCTTCCCCCATATTTTACAGTAGTATAATTAAGAAGATCTGTTGATGGAGTGATTTCTTCATGAACATCTGCTTTTCCTTTTCCCTTATGAAGAGATTTTAAAATATCTGATATATCTTCTCCATCCAATTTTGCTTGAGGGCTTAACATAATAATAGGGCCCCCATACTGTATCATCTCTTCCATAGAAGATGTTCCATCTCCTTTTTCCATAAGGTGAATACACATTGGGTCACATAAAACTCTTTTTCGTTTTATACAAAAAGCTAAAATGGATTCCCTTTCCTCTTTTTGAATATTGGATGCAACTTCTATATTTTGCCTACACGAAGGTGGGGGATATTCATCATTTAAGAGTGTGAGTCTTTCAAAGACTTTTTTAAAACGATCTACTTGTCCACGTGGACGACTTAGTTCTAAATACATAAGCATTCGTAGGATATCGGGGTCAGCATATAAAATCCCATTTATACTTTTTGCCCTCTTTTGCATTATTTTAAAAAGTTTTATATTTAAATCTGTACAATCAGCTACTGGAATAAAATTCATAAGAATTTTACTTGTACCATCATGAACACTTAATTTCTTATTTACATCATCAAAGCCTTCTTTACTTAGTTCTTCCATCAATTCCTCTGTGTCTTCTTCAAAGTTAGGTGTAAAAAAATCATAGTCGGGTATAGAATATCGTTCATCATAGAACTGCCTTTCTTTTGATAAAAGGGCGTTTATAGCTTGTCCACCATAACATACTCTCCTTTTTCTACGAAGGAACCTTTCTACAATTTCAATTGCCTTTTGAAGATCGGCATCATTGGCTGTTGTATAATCAATCCTTTTTTTGGCTTTCTCAATCGCGTTATCTAACCGTTCAAATTGCTTTAGGATAAGAGGTTTTTCGAGTAGAGGACTTTTTAATTCTACTTTCCCATCTTCCATTTTATATAGGGTGATATTTTAACTTATTACAAGTTGGCCTGGTTGATGCTGGGGACTTACACGCGCATTCATTTTTTCATTTGGCTGTGAAGGAACAATTGGTTCGGGCTTTGTAAAAAGATTATCCTGAGCATTCCCAACTGGTTTTACAAGAGCACTTGTCGCTTTCCATAAGGCAAATACTTCTTTTGTATCAGTCAGTTTATTAAATAAGAAAGGTATGGGTATAATTTGTATACCTTGACTCAATGCTCTAGATACAGATGATGCATCGGGTATACTAAGAGGTGAAGGATTCTCGGCAATATAAAGAGTTGCCTGGGACGCAGCTAGCCAATTTATTTGACTTCCACGAATATCATTCATAGATATATTCTTACTCGCATTATTTGTTGTATTTGTGTCTGACATTGGTTTGTATATAAAATTAACATATTCATGAAGTGTTTTTGGATGGTTCTTATATGCTGATTTATGTACAAGCCTTGTATTAAAATTAGTGCTTATGATTATTTTATTATAAAAATGTTCAACGGGAATCATTGTTAAGAGTTCTCTTTCTCTTTCACCACCTATAAGAGAACCAAGCTCACCAAAATCATCAAATCGAAGTATACGTAAATTTGTACTATCAAGTGCTGATAAATCAGCCGCAATTTTATTCATAAAAGAAACATAGTTATTTTCGTCTTTTACTTTATCTGGCACATAGTTTGTTACTTCTTCTAAAAATAGATAGATGGGTTCTTGTTCATAATAACTATGAACACCACGATTCTGAAGAATAGCTTCTACAAATTGACGCACAGACATTCCATTTGTACTTATAATTGTTCCACTTTCATCACGACATACAACCGCAGGATTTCCTGAATATGGCCATCCACTCTCAGGAGTTTTATTATTATCATTGTACGTGCTAATGGGTAATACAAATGAACGAATACCCGCTTTAAATGCTGTTGTTAGGTACATAGTTGGGTTAAAAACACCACCTTTTTCAGGTCCAATATACCCCGCAAGATATCCTGTGATGGGTGAAAAATTAACAAGGTATTGTTGATTGCGTGGTATAGATTGTATAGGAAATGCAACTGTTTGAGTATAGGGCGTTTCTTCTAATTGTTTTTGAAGAGAAACGCTTGTAGAAGGTTCATCTGTTGGTAATATATCAAATACAGTAAGAAACCCTATTATTATCAATACAACCCCTACCAGGATAAGAAGTGGTTGTAACATCCATTGAAATGTTTTCATATCCATCTTAGGCTTTACTACAGCCTTAACGCTTCTGTCCATCTAACAGCGGCTGCGAAAGTCGGATATGTTACAAATCTCAATACCCCATTTTTTGGCAAGTTGAATTTTCCCTGTTTCAGGTGAAATATCAGCAGTGACCAGAAGAATAGTTTTCTTTGTGAGGTCAGATAATACCCACCCTGATGCTGTCATGCGTTCTTGAAGGAGAGCGTCGGGGCGAACCCCTGTAAATGCAATATGGCGTGTAGAAGGAGGAGCAGTAGCAGGAGCAGTAGCAGGAGCAGTAGCAGCAGGGACCCAGTCCGGATATATAGTTGTGCACCATTTTAACACGGTAGGTAATGTTTTTAAAAGATTATCTAATGTATCAGATGTCCATCCACTACAGCCTTTGGAAAAGAGTTCTGTATTCCATTGACGTGGATCAGGATGTAAAGCGAATAAAGGGCGTAACTTTTTTTCACCAACCCCCTTTGGAAGGAGATTACTTGCTATCATCCATGTGCAAGGAGTTGCTTTTCGTATTGAAGCATTTAGTGTTGGAAGGAATTGAACGACCCTTCCAGCACCAATAGCAGCTCCTAGTTTTATAGTATCAGCATTGAGTATGCTAGGAATAGTTAAGAATCCAGCTTCTATCATTTTTGAAACAAGTCCGGGGCCAATTCCTTCTACACCGAATGTGGTTAACGCATGATGAAGGGCTTTTTCTGTAACTTCAAGTGACAGTGACTTATTTCCTTCAACTGCTACAGCATGGACGTGATTTGAATCCCATACCCATTGGTCGACAGGCATAGATGCTGTCTCACAGGGAGTAATAACAGAGCTCAAAGCAGGTATAACATCTCCACTTCGTATAATTATAATACGAGCACCGGGGCCTATTTTATTTTCTTCAATAAACTTTGCATTGTGGCCACTCAACCAGTGTATGGTGGCTCCTCCAATCTCAACTGGTTCAATCTGAATACGAGGTATATATAGACTTTGACGACTTATATTCCATTGGACTCCTACAACGGTTGTCTCAGCTCTTTGCTCATCTAAAGCAGCTTTAAATGCAACTGCATCGGGTGGATTTTTTGCTTCTCCTCCCCCAAGACTTATAGGCACAGTATCAGTACTAATTACAATTCCATCGAGAGGCCATTCACTTGTTTTGCGCATAGTTTGTAAATGATGGAAAGCAATTGTATCATCCAATTCTTTTATTGGTATAGCTGTAAACGGAGGAACACGATACCCATTCATTGTTAACCAAATCATTTGTTGGCTCCTTTGCATGATAGGTTCAATGACCTGATATCCTACAAATTGAACATCGGTTATTTCAGGTGGAATAGGAAGTGTTGTATCTAATGAACGATGAACCCATCCGTTTACAAGAGAACGTCCAATACTTTTCGAAGGTGTCTTTTTCAAAGGTAAGATAAGTTCACCTCGAATAATACATTTCTTCTTTAAGGAAATACCAATTGTAGGAAGAATACGTGATATATCAACTCCCATGATACCATCACCTCGTAAATATAGCTGAGCTGACCCATCTCCATCACATACAAAGAGAGCAGATATACCGTCTAATTTTCCGGAAATGATTATATTTGAAGCTGAAGAAATCTCTTTGCGTTTTTTCCAACGAGCTAAACCACCTTCTTCATATCGGACTTTATCAAGAGAGCCCATTGTTACAGGAAGAAGCACTGAACCAGTATCTGGCTTTGCGCCAATAATGGTAAGAAATGGATGAGAAGGGGAAAGAACACGAAGTTGCTCTAATTGTTTATCAAATTCATCATCTGTCATAAGAAGTTGATCTGTGTTACGATATGCCCAGTTTGCCTTTTGAAGTCTTTCAACGAGTTCATTAATATTCATTGTAAGGTATTGTCTATTCGTAGAAACAGGATGGGATTTCAATTTTTACAATGCTTGACATGTGCACCGTTCTAAAATTTATTTAAATATGCCTCCATTGCAGCATCATAGGCATCATATTGTGCCTCTTTTGGATCTTTTACATCGTTACTCTTTGGCTTTTTAGGAGCCCTTGTCATTTTATTTGATACAGGATTACTTGGTTTATAAGAAAGAACTTCATTAAAAAAGCTAGGTACTTGAGATACAGCTCGGGAAAGTCTTATAGGGTCTTTCACTAAAGTAGGTGTAGCAGGTACTTCCCATTTAGGAACTTCACAACATATTAATAACATTAAAGAAAGGGCATCTTTACGTTGGGCACCTGCCATTCTCTTTTCAGAACATCTCCATAGTCTATATAATTCAGTAAATTCTTCGTGCATACGAACGGAATTTTTTGTTGCAAGTTCTTTATACATTTCAATAAGAAGGGCAGCAATATAATGGCCTACTTCAGAACGTTGTTTAGGAGATTGTGTTACTTGTCCTCTTTCTTTTGTAGTAAGACCATGACCTTTTGTTTCTTTACGAATACGAGTATCTTCTTCGAATGCCCAACGAACCCAAAAGAGGGCTTTTTCAATAGAACCTTCTTGAATAGATTTACATAGTTCATTTGATACAAGATAAAGGGGCATAGAATCAGAATCGGCAACCCATACACGTTTTGTTGCGGCTGTTTCTGTTGCACTAGATACACCTTTTAACCAGCCGGGTCGTTTAGTATTATCATCTACTTTAGGCCAAGGTGTAGCAGGTCTTTTTGGACAAAGTTGAAGGACGAGAACAGTTTCACCAATACTTGCTTGAACATCTGGATTATTATAAAAATGTTCTTGAGGTAAACTTGCAAATTTCTTATCAAGTTCTTCTATTTTTCCACGAAGGTAGACAAAAATACGTGGATTTGCTAGACCAATATGTTTTAAGGCATAGGTGTATGCTGCACGAATCCAAATATCAAGACCCCCACTACATATAAGATCAGCAGCAAGATGAAGAGCTTTTCCACTGGCAATTGCGCCTGATTCAGATAATTGATGGATGTAGGAATTAAATGCTTCATGAACAAGATACCCGCATCGAGTGCGAGGTCGCGTATCTTCTTCCATAGAACTATATTACTAGATACTTTATCGATGCTTATTTTTACGGGTTTTCTTTTGTTTTTGTTTTTGTTTTTTTGTACGTCGGCCTCCAAATAAACTTCTACCTCGTAAGCCTGTAGTACCTCCTTGAGGTCGGCCTTTTGGAGTTGAAGGAGGGGTTACTCCTCGTTTAAAAACAGCATTCATATAGTCAAATACCAGCTCATGTGCGTTATTATCAATATAACGTATCTTGTTATTCTTATCAATATATTGAGTAATCCCTTTCGTTGCTATATAAATAGGAGGAGGCCTGTTCCTCTCACCCATTCCTTCCTTAAGTTTAAATGATATTTTAATTACATATTCACCTTTCATAAACCCACATGTATCCGGATCTACCTTAGCTTGCGCTGCTGCGGTTGCTAATTTATTATCCACCGTTATGAGCTCAATATTGTCAATCATAAGGTTCCACACGTGGTCAGATACTTTTATTACGGTGCTATCATTTCCCTGTAAGACAAAGGTCATCTCATTCGTAGTAGACGTTCCAGTACGTGTGACATTCATTGTTTTATCCATACCACCGTAGCGATACGATACCTGTTGATCTCCACCTTTTTTATAATTTCCGTTTGCTGCTAAACGAAAAGAACTCAGTAGTTCGTTTTTAAATAGTGCATTTTCTTTTTGTTCATATTGTGGCATAGCATCTTTATCAGAACTTTGAGTACCATCCTTATAAAGTATTGGCTTACACGTGTTACGATCAATGATAGGAACAGAGATATCTTTCATTATTTGAAAAGTAAGGGAACGTTCTTTTCCATTTGGAATAATAGTTACATTATTTACAATGTGAGGACTCAACTCATTGGTCGTTCCTGTAACACCACTAATTAACCCTCCGAAATGAACAGGAGCTAAAAATCTAATTGGTTCGGTTAGGTCAAGGGGGTTATCAATTCTATATGAAACACTTTCTGACACAGAACGGCCAGTGCTATCTGTAAGAGTAATATTACATTGCCCCTCACTTTCATTCTCGGGGGTTCCTGATAATGTACCATCCCTAGAAAGTGTTAAACCAGGAGGGAGGTCAGTTGCAGCCCAGCTATAGGGTCCTTTCCCACCTGTTGCTGTAAATTGTTGTCCAGGAGATATATTCACACCTACTGTAAAGTTCATTTGTGGTGCCGCTATAGTAAGAACACCATATACAATAATACTTATTTTCTTACTGATAGTCCTACCCTCACTCGTAAAAGTAATATTAGAATTGTATTTACCCGCCATAGTGGGGGTTCCTGATAAGTTACCATCCGTAGAAAGTGTTAAACCAGGGGGGAGGGTATCTGCAGTCCACGTAACGTTTCCTGTCCCACCCGTTCCTGTAAACTTTATAGGCTTGATTGGGGTATTTACTGTATAAGGACCAATTGTTTCTGTAGTTATAGTAAGAGGGGCTACAGGAGGAGGGGCTACAGGAGGGGCAGGGGGAGGCATACGTACAAATAGGGGGGGATCATTAGATGCCTCCTCAAGAGGTGGATTTCCGTTTCTTAAAAGTAATTGTTCAGTCCCTGCCTTCTTGGGCCTGGTTGTAGGAACAGGATTCCTAGGAGGATATCGGTTAAAGGGCTGTTGTTCTCTTAGAAAACCTGTAACTTCTGGAGTTAAGTTTTCTTCAAGTAGGTCTGCAATCTCCCCTGCTTTTATTCTCAGGTGTGTATCCATTTCAGCACCAATATGTGCCAATTTAGCTTTAATATACCTTTTTAAGTCATTGAATTCTGCTTCTGACAATCCAAGGCTAATATATTGGCGTAAGAGATATAATATCCAATCTAATAGATTACTTACAGTATTTATTTTAGCATGTACAAGATTCGATTCACCCTCTGTAAACGATATGAAATCTTTTACTTTCGCTGATGCATTGTCAAAACCCTCTAAACGAACAAAGGGTACTTCTGGGACATCTCTTGTTCGAATATCTTCTCTTCTAACAGGTGCTTGGAGCATTCTAATATATCTCTTATTATTTAATTTAATTCCACAGCAATTACATTAAATAATTAACGCTAGTCATGTGAATGTATCAACATATTAGTACTGCCTCAAAATGCTAGTATAATTATTGATACTTCACAATATAGTATATTTTGTGTTATACTAATATATTTATACCGGGTATATTTAACGACGTGTATTTCTTTTACCTATCTTCTTAGACCTTGTCTTTCTTTTCATATTTGTTTTACGTTTACCACCCCTTGGCACAGGTGGTGGAAATGCGATTGGGTCATGTGAAAATCCTACTCGTCTCTCTTGGATACTTCTCGGTGCCAATCTTGCTGCGTACGCGTCTCGTTTCTCTTGATTCGACATTGTAGTGTCTTGCGTTATTATCTGAAGGTCATTTATAAGTCGTTGCCGTTCTGTATTTCGACGGGTCATCTCGGTTTGAAGAGCAGTTCTCCGTGCTGCAACGGTATCTTCTCCTCTATTAAGTAATTGACTAGATCCTTCAGCGTCAGTTGTTGCTACATCATTATCATACGGGTTTAAAGGGAACTTAGGTTCAGGTAACACATTCCCATTCGCATCAAGGGCTGGAGGAGCGCCATCCGGAATATGGTAGTTAAGTAAATCTACGATATACATTGCTTTTCGTTTCAAGTGGTTATCCATTTCACCACCCATATGTGCCAATTTGGTTTTAATATATCTTTTCAAGTCATATAATTCTGCTTCTGACAATCCAAGGCTAATATATTGGCGTAAGAGATATAATATCCAATCTAATAGATTACTTACAGTATTTATTTTACCATAGATACTATCATTTGCTTCACCCTCTGTAAACGATATGAAATCTTTTACTTTCGCTGATGCATTGTCAAAACCCATTAAACGAACAAAGGGTACGTCTGGGACGTCCTGTGTAGGTAGAGGGCCATCCGCAGGGTTAGGAGGAACAGGATCCTGACTAAACAGACTAGGCCCACCGGGCGGACCAAGCGGACCAAGCCTTCCAAGCCCACCACTCGGACGAACCTGATGCGAAAGTCCCCTTAATTGTTGCAAAGCCCCAGTAGCAGGCGTAACTGTAGCAGCACTAGTTAATGGTAGTGGGGGTGGACTAAGAGGAGCACTAGTTAATGGTAGTGGGGGTGGACTAAGAGGAGCACTAGTCCTACCAAACCCACTCCCAGAAGGGGGACTTCTACCTGTCGACTTACGCTGAGGTGATGTACTGCGTCCCCTACCTGACATTCTATTTAAAGAACATATAATTAAAATACAAGATGAGTTATGTTAGAGAAACCGGAAGGCTATGTAATCAGATTATTAAAAACTTTGCAATGAGTTTTATTGCTAAAAATATGATTTAAATATAAAATATCATGGTCGGGACCGTATGGATGCGTTAGGTATACCACTGTTTTCAGGAAAAAAATCATATGGGGATACGTTATCAGTAAATGACAAAAATTATGAACACATATATGGAGTTGATACCATACATGCAAACATATCGTCTGATGCCTATCTACAAACCCATGTTATAGCAACTCGTATGTATTCTTATTTCCGCACACCTGACATTCAAACAAGTATATTAGAAAAGAATCCATTTAATGAGCGTTTTAATAATAATGATGTATATATTCATATTCGATTTTTAGCATTTTATAGTAAGTTCTATTTTTCCCACGTATGGTAGAAATAGACATAATTGGTTTGGAGATATCTTTTATATGGATGATTGGACCGACATTGAAACACGTGACGGAAAACCCTATATATATTTTACTCCCACTTAATCATCCATATCATCTCTTGCCTGTGTTAAACGGCGTACCAATTGTTCCACAGCACGACTCCATGTATATGTTAATACGGTCTTACGTGCCTCTTCTCCATGTTTATTAAGCTTTTCAGAATCAAGTAAATACTCTTCCATCCCTAAACATAAATCATGAGGATTCATCTCATTTGTCTCACCGCCCACTGCTGAGAAAACAGTTGGTAAATAAGAACGAATAGATGGTTCAACTAGCACAGAATTTGACGCATTACAGAACTCTTTAAAGCCTCCCACGTTAGGTACAACTTGAGGGATACCAATACCCATTTGCTCAAAATTACACAAACCCCATCCCTCTCCATCTGCAGAATTTACACCAACGTTTGCCACATTATAAAACGCATTTATTTGCTCATCTGGAAAAACCATATCTGTTGATGTTAACATAATACGAGTTGCGAACGGTTCAAATGGGACTCCACGAAGTTGTAGTTCTCGTTGAAATATTTCAAATATCCACCACCCACCCTTATCACCTTTATCACAAATACATAAAAGGTATACAGGCTTCGTAGGATACTTTACAACTAATTCTACAAACGCCATAACCATAATATCATATCTCTTTCGTGGTTGATTACGATTCAAATTTAGATATACAAATGCATCTTCAGGAATATTCATTAACTTACGAATATCTTTTCTATCCATACGTTTATATATATGCGAATCAAATCCATGTAAGATAACATCCATTGGGCGAGTAACACCCTGGTCTTTTAAACACTTCTTCCAATAAGGAGTAAATGTAAAAATACGCTCAGCGCGAAGATTTAATAAATCTAAATATCCTTTTAATTGAGTTGGATATACTTGATCCACGTATACCCAAAGTTTAAATGTTTTCTTCATACCTGCTTTATCAAATTCATTAATGAAATTAGACACAACGCTCATATCATTATAAATCATAACAATATCAGGCTCTGCCGTTGCAATAACAGATGGAAGAATTTTAAATCCAAATCCTTGTTCAAGAGGATTTTCCATAGGAGCTACATCAATGATTTTTACATGTGGAGGATATGGACGATATCCATCTTGTATTTTTAAATTAGGAAACTTTTGAAATCCAAAATGAATAACATCAAGCCAAGGAACTTTTGCAAGTTCGTTTATAATTCCATATGATACCTTGCTATATCCAGTATACTGTTGGCAATGTGTTGATACTAACATAAATTTCAACTTATCCTTTTTAGGAACGACACCTGTGCTAAGAGGAGCTGTATGAAAAGATCCTGTTAACATGCTTTCAAGAGTTGGAATATTTGCCATGTATAGATATTTCTTTCATACTATGTTTAGACCCTTGCACATTTAGACCAGTGCGGGTGTAAAATCCACAATAAAACATTGCATTTATTATAATCATGTCTTTGTTCTTAGAACTAAAGCAACACGTAGAACGTGCTTTTGAAAACGCAGAAAAACACGAATCAAAAATTACTGATGGAATATTGAATATGGAAGGCATGTCCGGTAAAAAAACTAGACACTTTTACAACAATCTTCTAAATAAAGATGATGTAAGATATTTAGAAATAGGAACATGGAAAGGGTCTTCTGTTTGTTCAGCCATGTGTGGAAATAAAGCAAAGGTTGTATGTATTGATAATTGGAGCGAGTTTGGTGGTCCGAAAAATGAGTTTTTAACAAACTTTAATACTTACAAAGGAGAAAATGAAGCAAGTTTTATAGAAGAAGATTGTTATAAAGTAAATATTTCAAAACTGCCTAAATTCAACATATACATGTACGATGGAAATCATACAACAGATAGTCATTATAAAGCACTCGTTCATTATTATGATTGCTTAGATGATATGTTCGTGTTCATAGTTGATGACTGGAACACGTCAGATGTTCGCGATGGTACATATGAGTCATTCAAACAATTAAATTTGTCTATATTGTATGAAAAAGAAATATACACACCGGGAAATTGTACACATGAAACATGGTGGAACGGAATTTATGTAGCAATATTGAAAAAAGACTAATCTTTATATATTTTAGGTTTTCCTTATTTTTTCCTTATCAAATACAACCGAATACTCTACATGTTTCATTAAAAGTATCAGAAATATAATCAGAGGAATGTTGCTCACCAACCATCCTCTTATTATAACAAAGCCAATTTTAAATGAGAAAGGGTCTAAACCTTTAAGAATTCAGCAATAGATGTCGTAAGTTTCTTTTTATAAGAAGCCCATGCCTGAAGTATACTTCTCTTATATTCAGTGTATTTTACCATAGTATTACTTAAAGCATATACAATAAGTGCTGCATCTTCCCATGAATTACATATTTTTAAGGGTATTTCTTTTGTTAAAAAATCTATAAAGTCTCCATTTGTAGAATCATGTACAAGGACGGGCATTGCCCCTGCTTCTAATGCTTCGTAGACGCGAAATGATTCGGAGTTTTCACCACTAGGGCAAGGGACAAACATTGACCTATTTAAATAAGAAAACATTTCAGAAGCACTTAATTTCTTAGGAGAGGACCAATCATCCACGAAATGAACGTGATGAGGAGAAGGTAATTGAAGAAAATGGTTTAATAATTCTTTCCTATTATGCCAATCTGTTCCCATAAAACTCCATACAAGGTCTTTTGTAACTTCTTTCGAATGATTATAGTAATATCCAAGGGGGATTGTTAGAATATTTGGATTTCCAAGATTAGAACGAATATAATTTCGTATAATACCTACACATCCTGATAAACTATATACTTCAATTGGGTCTAATAAACCAGCATCACCTGTATGGATTAGATAGAACTTTTTTCCTGCTGCAGACCACTTTTTAAGAATATTCGTGAGTTGAAATGAATTTCCAAGTGTATACCAAACAATAGGTGTATCATCGGGTAAAGGATATTGTTCAAGCGATTTTACACATTCATATTTTATATTTTTTTCTTTCAAAAGATATGTTATCCACTCGGCTTCTCCATATGTATCTAAGCCGAAATGTAAGACTCGGCGAGAAGGCTTGGATGGTATAAACGAGTTCCTTGCATCCGTAATAGCTTGTATTATATCAAGGGGTTCTTTTGGATCAAATACACGTTCAATTTCTTCTTTTGTGAACAAAGAACCATCTCGGATATCACTATCATACCCCTCAACTTTTGTAAGGTTATTAAATTCGCTATTAGCATATGTAGGGTCTGAATCTTGTTTTGCATGTGCAAGAAGCGGCTGAAAGAAATATATATTTAGTTCTTCCATTGAGCTGCACATTACATGATCTAAATGAGCAAAACAACCTTGTTTCTTTTCAATAATTTTAAGAAGTTTTTGTGCACCTGTTTTGGAAAGCACATACGAACATGCGCATACATGAAAATAAGTAGTTGGAGTAGATTGTCCAAAAAATGTATTAGCTTTTATTTTACCGAACCATTTATTTATCATGGAAAGACCCATCGAGTCAAACACTGCTTTATTTGGTGGCAAAATACCACCCAAGTATATGATATCATAATCATTGGGTATACATTTATCGGCACATGCATCTAACCACATGCGTTTACACCGAGGGTCAAGTACAACATCATCTTCTAAGATTAAATATGATTTTGCAAGATTATCATTTGCTAATTGTAACCAAGGAATCATATGACTCATTGCGCAACCCATTGCCCCTTTCATCCATGTACTAATTTGCATAGGCGCGAACAATCTAGCTATAGAAGGTGATAATTCTAATTCTTTACCATCAATCGCAGGAATACGTATGACCCTGTGTTCGATATCAGGATGTTGTTTATTAAAATCGGCAAGTCTATCAGGGCGTCTATTTAAATTAATTAACCATATATCGTCGATTCCATCCACATATTGAATATGTTCTCTAAATAAACTGCGAAATACATAGAATGCTTTTTTCTGGAGAAATGTGTTACGTGCGCTTATATCATTATACACGGTGTAGAGAGGTGTTCTATGTATATTCATACGGTGAGATAGAATAGATAATATACTTTGGTCATGGCGATGCCCATATGGTTTATTATCAGGACCCACACCCGTCCATTTATCTCCCACAATTATATCCCTTATCTGTCCCAATCTATATGCCTTTGTAAATAACTCTTTTACGATATGATGCCCAGCTACAAATGCACATCCTCCTGCCCATATTTGAGTTGATGCTAGTTCTTCAGGTGTAACATGTAATTTAGAATTGAAGACAGAATGACACCAATGTTTATTTATTTGAGTATGATCATTTAGAAAAGAAATACCATTTGATAGAACATTATTTATATAGACAGTAGGCCATCGTGAAACAAATACACCTGTGTCTATATATATACAGAGTGAATCTTTTTCTATATTTGTTGCGCAGTGTTCAAGGAGCCAAAGTTTCCATAAGAAATGTTGAGCATTCCATGCATCTGGAAAATTAGGAACTGGTTCAGATGGTATATATACAAAGTTTACCCATGGAAAACGTACTCGTATAGACAATTCATCTTCTGCTTTTAATCCAATTAAGCCTATTATAGCCTTTATTTTAGGGGATATATTCCTGAAAATATCTATACATGGTAGCCATATATCAAGTAAAGTTGGTAAGAATTTTGAATCACATCCTGTTATAAAATATGTATTATATACGTTATTTCGTATATCGTATTCATCTATATCAATTTTTGATTGTAGAGGTGTTACTTTGACCTCAGGTGTTACTCTGACCTCAGGTGTTACTTTGACCTCAGGTGTTACTCTGACCTCAGGTGTTACTCTGACCTCAGGTGTTACTTTGACCTCAGGTGCTACGTTGACCTCAGGTGCTACGTTGACCTCAGGTGTTACTCTGACCTCAGGTGTTACTTTGACCTCAGGTGTTACGTTGACCTCAGGTGTTACGTTGACCTCAGGTGCTACGTTTGATGTATTGCAAATACTTAATATACGTGTTGCACATTCTTGAAGGAGTTTTACCGCTTTTTGAAATTGAGATTCATTTAATGCTGGAATAGATGCTTTTTGTTTCCAAAGGGACGGGTTTGAATCAATTTCAGATACAAGTCTTACAACTTCATCCTGTGAACATTTTCTTGCATCAATACACCCTTCTATATTAAAATCAAGGTCTGTAGATGAATCTCCCCAGTAAATAGGTACACATCCTGCTGCTTTAGCATGTAAGAGTTTTTCTGTCATATATCCAGGGCTACTCATATTTTCGTATGTTATACTGAATTTATAAGATTTTAAGAATTCATGTTTTTTTAATTCACCTCCACCTCCTCCAGGCCCAGCAAAAAGAAAATCTCCCATATTATTAAATAAACGACCTGCCGAATCTACGTGTTTATATGACCGTAGAGTTAGATATACATTATTACGAATTTGTTGCGATGGATTTGAAACTATAAATGCACAGAATTTATCCTTTGTTTCTAACATGCGCTCGTCTACTTGTAAACACGCTGAAAGAGGAATTGGTTTAGGATTTACAATTTTTTCAACATCAGCATTAAACCAATCAATTTCTAATAACCATAAAGGAAATCGTAGATACTCTATACCGGAAACTGTATTAGGATGTTTATATCCAAGATTTAATACAACATTTTCCCCTATAAGAGGTTCTGTATTTTCACCTGTATAATGAACCTTTGGAATGGATTTATTTGTACTTTTCCATCGTTGTCCAAATGGGCCGAATATAAGTATATCTACATCTTCTGACCCAGCGGGTAAATCTGTAATATCTATACCAACCACCTGTTTGGTATTTTTTGTTATATTAAGGTGGTTCGCAAGTAGAAGTGTGAAAAAATTATATGTAGCATTAAAATCTGTCCACATATCACAAAATCCAACTTTAATTGTATGCGATGTAGGGTATTCTTTTACAGAAGGAGGCGCAGAAAGAGGCGCAGAAGTAGGTGCAGAAAGAGGCGCAGAAGGATTCACAGCTATACATGTCAACGCAGCATCATTCCATTCTTTCTTAATACTTTCAGATAATAACCCAAAACGTTGTAATATTTCTTTACGAAGGACAATTAAATTTTCATTTGTATATGTCTTAGATGCATTCACAATTCGGGTAAATGCTTCCGCTCCACCCATAATATTATTATTATCATAATACCCCTGTTTGACATATTCTCCAAGTTCGCATAATAGTTTAACATTATGGACAAGGGGGATGCCTACCCAAAGGCAATCTAAATAAAGTGCCCGAATGTTTATAAATCGTGTATGTGATATAATAACAGTATTTACTTGCTTGGTTAAATCAATTACTCTACACCTAGCCTCCATTGCTAGTTGAACCTCCTTTATTCCTGAAAGTGCTGGATTTACTACATTTTCAATAAAAAATTTAGACACTTTTAACATGGTAGCATTAAAAATAGCCAATCGTTTATCAAGCGGGTGTAGACCTGAATTAATAACTTGACGTATTATCATAAGGGGGATAGTACAATTACTGGTTGATGTTACATTCTTTTCACATACACTTATCATATACGGTTTATCCACAGAACGTGTTGCATGCCAAATAGGGTTATTTGTTTCTTTATTATATATTTCTATTGCGAGAGGCGACCATATAAAGGGAACAACTTTCACAGGTTTTCGAGTAATCAATTCCAAATATTCAATATCATCTTTACTACACAATTCTCTTAATACCCAACTCTCCGTAATCCCTGTAAGGTTTCTTGGCATAATTCCATGAGGAGTTACAGATTTTTCAATATCGTGAAAAAGAGGAGACTTCCTTACAAGCCATATATAAGGCGTAGAACCCTTTCGTGATTCAAATGGAAGTAAACAATTTTCAATTTCAATAACTATATCAAATTGTCCAGGAGTATAGTCTTTACAGTGAATACTCTTCCATGTATCTTTTATACTTTGAATATCATCCCACCACAATGGGTCTTCATTATCAACTGGAATGCGTATAAATGTGACAGTATGTCCTAACATAGTATATGCCTCCGCAACAGTCAATGACATTTGAGGAGAACCTGCGCTAAAAACAGAATGTTTAAATATAACTGTTACTCCAACTTTCATTCTCCTATATGGAAAATTATAACACTCTTACTTTAAACGCTCTAACCATTCGCGATGTAAATCGGGATTATACGGAGAATGTCGCCATACTAAGGTTTGAACATGCGATTCATATATTTCAAGAGAATCTTTATGATGATGTATAATTCTTTCTATCATATTTACTCCGTCTTGAATACTTGAATTTGTATAGTAATATCCATAATTTGACCAGTTATTCACGTTATGTAGAACAGGGAATAGCGAATGAAAATATTCAAGTATCATATAATTATATTCATTATTCCATTGATAACATATAGGAATTGCAGATGGAAACTCTCTTAGTATATCTAGAATAGACATACGGCTTCGAAAATCCACCTTATTATCTCTGATTATATCAAATGCTCCCTCCAATGTATGTTTGAAATATGGAATTTGTTGAAGGACATGTCCGTTCACAACAATGACTTTTCCTTTCCAATCAGGATTCTTACGATACCATGCTTCAATAATACAAAGAGGGATTAAAGAAGTTTTTTGAAAACTAATATTTGGTTCTACAATAACAAAGACTTCTTCACCGGGCGTAGAAGGTTTCCATCGAAATATACGTTCCCCTTTATTTGTTAGAATAGAAGCATCCCATACATATGGCACTACATTGCTTGTATCATCTTTTAATAGACTTTGTGTAACTGCAGATGCATATTGGCTATGTTGAGTATAATGAGGAGATACGAATGCTCGATCGATGGAACCTTGAACATGATGGGGGAAAAAGAGACCCGGGTACATAAAGGGAGTTTCGATATCGATATTTAATATATTACCGAGGTATAACCTATAAATAGACGTACCTTTTTCTTTGTATATTTTTTTAACAGCAGGGTCAATACTCATACCCACTTCAAGTAATACATGAATAAATATATTGCCTTTTACAAAATTTTCTAATGTAAGCATTCGCAGTGTATGCATAAACGATGGGATAGCATCTAATGATTCTGGTAAAGAATCAGTTATGATTATAGGTAACCAACCCATAGATTCAAACATCTTGTAAAGAACATATACATTTTGAATGAGCCCATTATTAAAAACAGTTGCACTAGAAATTTTAGAACCTGTAATCGCAATTGCTTTTTTCGTATCAAAAGAATCGTTTTTAAGTGAAAAGACAGGTTTGACTGAATCTTGATGTTGAGATGGATACTCTGTCATACCAGGAAGAAGAGATGGGTTTACAGACATTCTTGTATATATATATATTGGCTATTCTTTAGTGCTCCGCACTATCCTATAAGTGTTGATACTTGTGATGTCAATGTAGCTACTTGTTCTGTAAGTAATTTAACACTTGCCTGTAAGCTTGTTATTTGACTTGCTGTTGTATTTCCTGTTACAGAAGTTTGAACATTTTGCATAGGAACAATATTTTGAATAAAGCGTCCAGAACCGCTGGAGAACATTCTTACATAATCATAGAAAGGATGTTTGCGGGAATACCGTTAAGCACGATAACATCTTTATCAAATACATATATTCAAATTAATACATCGGTAGCCCCCTATAACTCGGGAAACGTAATAGTATATTTAGCTCCAACAAACACCGGAGTTACAGTGAATGTTGTAGATATTGGAGGTAGCACTGAATATTTTTATGATAACTCGTATTCTATTATTGTAAGTACAACTACCGGGAGTTTTACAGATGGCTTCTATTCCAAGTCTATAACAATTCCATATGGATCGATTACCCTTACAAGTATTACATCAAATACATGGGCCCCCATATATAATGATATTATAACATCATCTATTATACAAACTGTATCATCACTATATATTAGTACAAATATTAAAGCACCCAATTATACAAATATCATATCTACAACCCTGTATGGTAACCTTATTACAAGTGGAAATATAGAAGTAACGGGTGCTCTTATGTTAGGAAGATTTAGCACATTCACTGTAGGAACAATGTCAAATACCCTCTATAATTTAGCAACTACATCTTCCTATGTTTCATCACTCACATTTTTATCATCTATGTCGAATTTAGGTTCGTTACCTGACCCATATATTTCAACGACTACATTGGATACAGTGTATAAAAATTTAGGAACGTATTATACATATATATCGACTTCGCGAATGCAAAAGGAACTAGGTATTTTATCTACAGTTTATATATCAAGTCTAAATCAATTAAATACACAACTTAGCAATACTACAAGTCTTATATATAATAGTAATGGAGTTATGACAACAAATTCATCTATCACTGTGAATAAATGGTATGGTGTAAGTACAGTTACACTACCAGATATATATCAATTTAATGCTTTTATCGTTGATATGGTATTTGATGGTACACAATTATATATATTAACAGATACAACTCTTTATTCATATACGTATACAATATCGGCAAATGCGACGACGGTAATAACAAATGTATTTACAAATGCGAATGCTATGAGTATATATGCGTCTATAATATATGTATGTGATTCTCCAAAAGTATGGAAGGTAGTTTTATCGCCGTCGGCAACTACAACTTTTATAACCGCAACAGGTATTGTATGCCCAGCTATATTTTATAATGGAACATATATATATATATATGTAAAGCCAGCTATAAATCAAACTGGAAATATAAATATATATGATTTAACTGGTAGTTTAACTCGAATAATTCTTTCATTAAACAAAAATGATATATGCACTGGATTGATTGTACCAACTGTTGGGGCATTGAGTGGAAAGATTTATATTTCATCTGAATTACAATTATATATATATGATTTTAATACGAATCATGTAGATTGGTATAGCTTGAATGGTTATATGTCGGATGGAAATCTAACAAATACGCAGTATAATGTATTTCCTGTTGCTGGAAATATGTATATAGATAATGTATGTCGAACAAATTCAATTAAATGTATGAAAATATATGGAGATACTCTCTATTTTATAGATGGAACTACACTTCGAACGTTGAATATAGCAACTGTTCCTGTTGTGAATGGTAATTCAGTAAGTGGATACAGTATTATATCAAGGGCCTTATCCGAACCAGTGGGTAGTAGTTTTGCTGCAAATGGTTCTCTAACTGTTATTTGGACATATGATAATCTAAACCAATACTATCGTAATATAAGTTTACCAGCTTATACTGTAGCAACACAACCCTTTGTAACAAATGGCCCCATATATCCTGATATTATTGATATGGTTTTTGATTCAAATGGCTTCTTATATATATTAACATCTCGCTCGCTTTATCAGTATAGTTTTTCAACAAATACATATAATCCTGCATTCAGAGGATTTTATTTTACAAAAGCAACACATATAAAATATAGGAATAATATACTATATATATGTGATTATTCTGCAGTACTTGGTAAAACATTTGTATGGGCAATAAACACCATTACTTTATCTAAAATTAATATTGTATACAATCCTGGCATATATCCGATATCTAATCAAATAACAGCAAGTTACATATTAAATAATTATATGTTTTTTTTTACTATCGTTGGTACACCGTATAGACTATTTTATATAGATTTAATATCAGGTAGTGTGGTATCTACACCATTTACATCTACAACACAAGTAACTTCTGCTACTGCTACGGATTCAAATATATTTGTATGTGATATAACGGGTAATCTACGTATATATGATATAACACAAACCTCATCGGGTACTTTATTACATACCACTGTTACAGGGCAAGGAATAATAGATGGATATTTTGATGGCATAAACACATATGCTTTTACAAATACATATTCTTTACAGAGTGACTTAGATGGCACTATTTATACAACAGATACACACTGTGTAAGGAAATGTGTATATAATAATACTACAAAGAAGGGACAGCTTGTTACAATAGCAGGGACAACAGCGGGAATAACAGATGGGGATGGGGATTTGGCAACCCTTACAGTTTTAAGTACAGATGCTATGGCTATACAGAATAGAACTGCATATATAACAGATAATACACGTAAAACATCAGGTAGATTGTTGCGTGTTATAACTCCTAGTTCAGGAAATGATAGACTATATGCAAATTTTGTAAGCACAGCTACAACCGTTGTTACAGGATATACAATATCGAACTTTATAGGGCATAGTTCTGGAATGTCAGCAACATCTGATATACGACTAAAAGAAGGTGTCGAACCATTATTAGATTCTCTTGAAAAAGTTTCAAGGCTTCAAGGTGTAGAATATAGAAAAATAGGAGAAGATATATTAAGGATAGGCTGTATTGCGCAGGATGTAGAAAGAGAATATCCAGCTGTAATTGATGAACGTACCGATGGTATGAAAGGTATATTTTATGAACATTTAACGGCCCCTTTAGTAGAATCTATCAAAGAATTAACAAGACGCGTCAAACAAATAGAGTCCCGGGCACGTCACATATCATTATAAAAAAGTAATAGTTGCTTGTAGTATGGCAACTATTAGTACATTAGGGTACGGAAATATAATTTCAATAGATACAAATTCTCCTCTTTATAACACAAATAATATTACTGTTTTATTATCAACGTTGCCTAGGCCATCTCAGTATACAATTCAAGATATAGGTGGCAATCCATTCTTTTTTGATGGAAAAACATTTTCGTTCTATATAACTACATGTCAGGGAACTACATTTATGGATGGTACTTCTACGAAACAAATTACAGTTCCTTATGGAAAAATTACATGTATTCAAGTATCACCCACTTTATGGGATGTTGTAGATACTCAGATAATTACTGAAACATCTCAGCCGATTCTATCAAGTTTAACTATTAATGGGAATGCTACAATATTAAGTACTTTATATACAAGTACCCTTTCAACAAAATCTATATACTCGTATGGTACCATAAATGCGTCTACTATAACAAACAATGGTATCCTATATGCTTCTATAAGCACAATAAGCACCGCTATTTATACATTAGAAACAACCCCCACATATAATTATATATCTCTTTCAACAATGTCTTCTATTATTTCAACAGCATCGAATGCTCCATATTTATATATAACATCAACTATGGTTGCAAACAGTTCTCTTCTTTTATCTACGACAGCGTATAATTATATAACAGTTGCATCTTTATCGACGGCAATAGCATATTTATCTATAGATCCAGGTTGTCTGTCATCTATATCATATGCTTATTTGAATGGATGTACGGCAACAAATTATATGTATTATACGACCCCTTCTGTATCTACTACAACATGCGTCGTTGATATTCCAAATGGCGTTAGAGTTTCTATGTCGAATGACCCAGGGGGGGTAACTAACAATGTATGGTATACAAATGTATTATCCACAAATTATATGTATGGAAATGCATATGGCATTGAAGGAACGGTATCTGATATACGTCTTAAAAGTGATATTCGAACCCTTGTAAGTTCACTTGAATTATTAAATTCATTACAGGGTGTATCGTATAGGATGAAAGGAAATGATAAGAATTTTGTAGGGTTTATTGCTCAAGATGTTGAAAAAGTATTTCCCGAAATTGTAACACATGGTATGAATGAGATGAAAGGAATAAGGTATAATGAATTCATAGCCCCGATTTTAGAAGGAATCAAGGAATTGGATGCTCATGTATCTGAATTAGAAAGTCTACTTTGCGGAAATGATATAATTTAATAATACACATATCTATAAAGGATGTATCCATATACAATTTCAACAACCGATACGTTTGTTCAAATTGATACTCGAATAGCCACATCTGATATACTTATTAAAATGTCCACATCGGCCATATCAAGTGGTAATATTACAATTCGAGATATTGGCGGAAATGCCTCTTTTTTTGATACACATTCCATACAAATAAGTACACTTGATGGTTCTGTATACAATGATAGTTCAATATCACAATATATTACAAAACCATATGGTGCTGTAACTCTAAATGGAAATGTGCGACCTAATACATGGCTTATACAAAATGAATATGATAATGTGATGAATGGAAAAGCAAATTCTCTTACAATTATAAGTTCTTTTACCGCCAGCAATGTATACGTATCATCGTTAACTGGTCAAGGTCCTATTTCAACTGTTGATATGAATGCCATGACACAAGTTATTGAAAACGGCTCTACAATAGCAACAACTGTTTTTTGGTCTACAAGTATTTATATGTTACCGACATCGGGTCCCGGTGGCGGATATGTAGCAAGTACAGTATTACAAACAAATATTGTAAATATGGCAGCAAATTATACATATATATCTTCATCTTGGTTAAGTTCATTAAATATTAAATTAGCATCTGCTTTTTCTCTGGTATCCTCTTTAACATATATATCAACGTTATCTTCCATTACATCTAATACATACGGGTACATGTCAACCGTTGTAACAGGTGCATCCAATGGATTCGTTCAATATATAGGTGGTAGTAATGTAGGATGTATAAGTTCATCGGGCACATGTGATATCGTACCAGGTACTTTAACTGCTACATATACAAATAGTGCTCTTCCAAATACATATACATATACATTTTCAAACACATTTTTGGCAAAAAATATATCAACGATTGGTAATTTAAAATTTAATACAATTGTATCACCTAATATAATTAGTCAGTATAATACACTCACCCTTTTAAATACATCACGTATATCGGACTATCGTATTAAAAAAGATATAAAGCCTATTACAAATGCATTAAGTAAAATTCGTAAGATACGAGGTGTTTCGTATAGAATGAAGGACACATTTCATCTAGGATGTATTGCACAAGAACTAGAAGGTGTTTTACCAGAAGTAGTTGGCACAAGTAAAATTATTGATGAAATGAAAGTTGTATATTATGGAGATATGGTAGGATTGCTTATTGAAGGAATTAAAGAACTAAAGGTGCGAATCGATGCGCTGGAACCTTATTTTAAATAAGACCCTTAAACACAAAGGCATATAAACTATACAATTAGATGGATGGTGATCCGAGATATTATCGCCCTTTTTATCTATCAGATGAAGAGGAAGAATCAGACCTTTCATCCGATGATTTATCAGATGATTATATAACGCGCCCTTTAGCTCGTCCTACGAATGCAGATGAAGAAGAGGATATTTTAATGGGTCCAGACTTTTCAGAATTTGCTAAACAATTGCGTGCGCCGGTCATGCTTGCGTCAGGACCAACATTTGCTACAGCAAATAGTGAACTTGCTTACGGAGTAAATGAATTAAAAAAGGATATTGTATATGGCCCAGTTGTATCTGATATAAGCGGCACTCCAATTACATCTGTTACTAAAAATATTGATAATGTTATTATCCTTGAATCAATAAACCGTGATTTTGATGTATATCCACAACCAACGGTATGTCAGCTTCTTTTGCCACGTGAATATCGTTCTGTATCTAGTTTTGAAATTGTTGAACTTTCTTTAACATCTACTGTTTTTTATTTTAATGGGCTGAAATATAATGTACAAATTCAAATTGTTGAAAATGAAAGGCGCAACTATGAGTTTATTTTATCGCCGACTACATTCACACCCCTTGTTTTAAACGCCACTCTACGCGAAGGGTCATATACAATTGATAGCCTTTTAACAGAACTTCAAACACAATTAAATACACCTCCCCCTTTTTTTGATTTTGTAAATGGGTATACTGATTTTGCGGATGTATTTCAATCAACTGGCGATTACTCTCTTAATTTTAATTATCCAGGTGATTACTATTATGATTCCATCCATAAAGCATATATACCAAATCCAACCCGCGAAGTAATAAGTAGTCTTTACTTTGAATCGCGGTTTGCTACCACTGGAACATTAGGCGGTTACACTGTAGAAGAAATACGTGTAGCATATTATTATCCTGTATTAAAAGAATATTTACTTGACCCCGCCACTCCACACACCGAGTATTCAAATTATATATCACAAGGTGTTTTAACAGATATATTATATAATTTTCAAGGTTTACTCGATGTAAATGTTATTAAACTTACATCTACTGCAACACCCTTTAGGGAAATATTAGATATATATCGTTTAAAACATACATTTCGATATTCTCCTGTAAATCAATATACATGTTCATATAACCCAGCAAATAATATAGTATGTATTCAAACAAATAGATTAAACCAATCTCTTGTTTCATTATTAAATGCACAGTATGACACTATTTTAAGAACTACAACTGCCACGTTTCCAATGTATAATTATAATATGGTGACTGGAATTATAAATACACTTCATGCTATTTTAAATGGTATGTATCAACGCATTCAAACAAATTTGGTGCTTATGTATGGAGGATTTTATGGGGAATATACAATGTCTTATTTTACAGATTTTACAAATCAACTTCTTTTACGAGATGGAATGAATATAAAAAATCCTATATTGAATAATAATACATTTAATCCTGCAAATATTTCAACAAATATACTTGGAAATGTTCAAGTACCTCCTACATATTATTGGCCAAATATGGTGAATATACCTTCTTTTTCAATATCATCTATAAATGAATATAATCATCCGTTTGACATGCATACATTAATATATGATACTACCACAGAATATATAGATTCAACAGGGAGTATATATACAGAGTATGCTGAACAATCAGGGGATGTTCTTATTCATATTCCTGCAGGCAAATATGTTGTATTTCAATTTACATCGAAATATCGCCAGACAATGCAAGTAGAACTCTTATCAAAACCTGCATCCCTTCAATACCCTGAATGGAATAGTGTAAATGTAAGATATCCAAATAATTCTTTATTTAATATACCTTATTCAACTATATTTCCAAATGGAAATCCTTCTTATATACAAAATTCGACAAGCCCTGTACCTATACCTATATTTATTGTATCAGATCCTGTTGCAGAATATTCTTTAGGGACAGATTCAGTTATATACACAACGATGCGAAAAGGTATGAGTTTTACATATAATGCGCCACGCCCATCTTCTGTTACAAGTCCAAATGTGAAAGCAAAATATAGCGTATATATATCTATTCTTCCAGGTATTCGCGTCCTAGCATCAAATACTCCATATAACCCTTCTTCTACGTATAATGTGGGAGATATATTTTTGTATGGAACAATTACATATATTTGTACGACAGCTATTCCATTTAATATAGTTTTACCGTCAGACCCAACTACAACTACGTATTTTATTCCGACTTTATACCCAGCTATTACATTGAATACATCGAATGGCCTTTCTTTTATTCCTGAATGTATTGAGCAAAAATTTACAGATGATTGTTCCGTATTTATATATCATAGTCAAGCAGCATATTATGCTGATACGGGGCCAAATGGCGCATTAAATGAAAATCCCTTTTTTTATAAGTATTCCTATAAAGTGAAAAAGAACGATACTGTTCTTAATTTTTCATATATGGTATATGAAGGAGAAACATATTATATTTTCATACGACCTACAAATGACATATTTACAAGTATTCCTTTTCGTATACTTTCTTATACAGTATCAAGTCCTATTTATGAATTAAATACTCAACTTGCCACGTCTATTACAGATCCATCGTATTTTGATCCTACGTCTCCTACATTTGATTATACAAAATATTTGAGTACAAGTTTTATAATTGCTAAAGTTCATGACCCAGATTGGCTACAACTTCCCTGTAGAACAAATGTGAGTGATCCTTCCAATACAACAATAAATATTGCAGTTTCCACTATATATTCGGCATGTGGATATGATACGAATAATATAAGTAATAATGCAACGGATTATATACCTTTTGTGGCTGGTATATCTACAACACTCATCGATCCGATTAATTCATATGTTTTTAATAAAAGAACACAATACGACCTTTCTTCTCAATCATATCAGAGTGGACTAAATTATATAACAGACCCTGTAAATGTAAGGTATCCAGGCACATTTACAAATGTAAAACCTACATCTAATATATGTAATTATAATGTGACAACATATATATCAACAATAGGAGATATCGTTGCGAATTTAACAGCGTATAGGAGTTCTCTTACATCTGGTCCGTTATATGGATACTCCTATGATTCAAACGCAAATATTGTATTGGGTTCAGGGCCGTGTGGATTTACATTTCTTCCATCGGAAGGAACTTGGTCTGTAAATACTATAACATTTAAGGGGCAAAGCCTTGAAACAGCTGTTCAAGTATTAGGTGTCTTCCCAACGTATACAATTTATCAGCAAACTAGTCCAACCATTGTAGGATTGTTACCAAATGCATCTGCCGTTGCGGTTTTAAGCTCTTCAAATACATATCCACTAGCAAGTCTAAATGGTTCCTACTATACATATAGCACTATTCTGACAAATGGTAGTATTCGTGGTTCTGTTCAAGTTCCAAGCGTATCTATTCAAGATGTTCATTCGTTTTATTCTGTGATATCCTTTGGGGGATCACCTACTCCTATAACAAACGTTACAGAATTACAAGCAGCTCTTCCTTTCTTAAGTATTCTAACAATGGAAAATCTCGCTGGTTCTCCTATCCCATATCCATACGCATATTCATCTATTCGGTCTGGATTATTTTATGATGGAATATCTTCTATAAATCAAAAGGATGTTGTTATTACTGGTCCTCAAATAAATACATCACTCGCCTTTTTACCAGATGCGTCTCGTTATTATGACAAAAGTGTATCCGTATATGAGCAATCTATGCCTATTGTAAATAGCCACCTTCATTACATAAACCATGACGATATTATAGTATCTCTAAAAGCATTTGTACCGTGGACAAATTATTCTGTTCAACCAACAAATATAATAGCAAATATACCAGGCTTTCTATTATTAAAAGGCAGTACATATGGTATTGTATCATACTCAAATAATTCGACTGAATTTACTCCTGTTACAACTCTAACAGATGATATTGTCTTTCCACCATTTGAAAATACAACTATGCTCGCTATAACAGGAAATACTAATTCCTACGCATTTGTGGGCTATAGTTCTTCTACAAATACACTTCGTATTAAGTTATATAATCCTGTTACACATATTGTATCATCTGTTCCTTATACATTAACTATTCCGTATGACCCATCCATATATCGTATAGGCGATTTTGTATTTAGTGATACACAAAGTTGGTGGATAACATATACAAATACGACGACAGGGGATGTATATATATATGGAGTGCAAGATAATGGAATTAATAAACAATTTATATTGGGCCCAGGAACACGCGGGTTTTTAGCAATGGATACCTCGATACCTATTGTATATTATGCTATTACAGTTCTAGGAGGAACAGGATTTAACACTGTAAAGCAATTTCTTACATCTGTTGGACCAAGTTTAACAGATACATCAAATCTTTTAATTGGATATAACATAGGAACATTTATACAAATGGTAGCATATGAAAAGAATGTATATTTCATAGATGGTGTTAACTTTGGATTTTTTAGATGGGATACTTCTACACGAAACGTATATAAAAGTTTACAAATATTAAGTGCTATTCCAATAGGAATAAGTATAGGACCAGTACGTTCTGCATGGCTTTGTTTTGGTACAAGTCCTTATGTCATGGGGCATTCTGTAGATATTTTATGCGTTGATATAGCATGTCAAATCTTTTTTCCAGCCATGAAAATAAATTTATCAAGGGTCACAGCATTATACACATCTATAACAAATACATCGAATTTAGTATCAGAATGGCAACATAGTGAGATGTTTGTCTATTCTACATTTAATTCATTTTCAAATGATATTCTTATAAATGGCGGTCAATGGGGATTAGAATCTAATTATATGGTGTGTGATACGCAGAGCAGTGGATATGAGTATAACGCATACATTAAAAATATACCAGTTGTACCAAATTGGACACCTGCCCCACTTACAAGTAATGCGCCAAACGCATACTATTTGGCAATACGTGGGCTTTCTCCTACGGAAGATTTTAATGCTATTTTACGATGGAAAGTACCCAATCGTACAGATTTTGGATATATCCCTATTAGTACACTTATGAATGAAATTGCTTCTTATAGTAACCTTTCTACAAATTATAATATATCATATTTAACATCTATATCAACATTTAACCCTATATTTATTGGGATAAATACATATGGCTTGAGTATAGCATCAGGACTTTCAGGGAGTACGATACATACATATGGATTTTCTGACTTTATAGAAAAATATTCAACAATTCATAGCCAATATATTATATATCAAAATTATTTGAGTATTGTAAATACAAGTGTTACGAATCAAATGAATAAATACCTTACGTCGAATCTTCAGTATATAATACCTCCCAACTATCTTACTCGCATGGTGTATACAGACCCTATCCCTTTTTCCTTACAGTGGTCAACACTTACAGCAGCTAGCCCAGTTGTAATCGCAAATGATGTTTCTGAATGGGGGCTCGGTTGGAATTTAGGGTTTTCAAAAAATGATACGCCGTTTGGAATTATACATTATGCTGATTCACTTTTTCGAATTCAAAATGATTATATATATCTAAGGTTGAATCCTGAATTTAATATTAATAGACTTGATACTGGTTCAAAAGAAAATTATTCAGATAGTCGTGAGGCATCTGGTATAACAAATCAATATTATTGTAAATTACTTTTGAATGGATTTGGTAATAAAGCTACTACATTTACACATAACCCAGTGCCTTTTAATCCAAATCTACCGAAAATATCAAAACTCAGTTTTGAATGGATTGATGCACGAGGCAATATTTTATCAAATGCTTCTTCTACAGATTCTGAATGGAATATGACAATTCACTTACAGGAGCAAATTAAAACATTTGATTTTACAACAGTCTCTATTCAAACAGCCATGAGTACATTGCGGCCTGTATCCGAAAGTGAGGGTGAATCTTTAGAA